ATGGAGAAAAGTGGGGAAAATTAACTATCATAGATGCTTATAGAAAAAAAGGAAGAGTTTATGCCATTTGCAAATGTGAATGTGGAAATACAAAAACTGTAAGATACGATGCTCTAACATCTGGTCGAACTCAATCTTGCGGATGTTTTGCCGAAGCTAATTACTATAAACCATTTGACCTCACTGATAAAATTAACGATTATGGTTGTAAAGCAATTAAGCAAATAAGAGTTGGAAATCGGTATAAATGGGAGTGTGAATGTTCTTGCGGAAAGCACTACCTAGTTCCTGCCGGACTGTTTTACAAACAAATGTCTTGTGGTTGCTCACATCAAAGAAGTGCCAGAGAAAACCTCAAAAAGGCAGCGAAGACATGTGAACAAGGATATATAGAAAATACATCCATTATATCAATCAAACCTAGAAAAATGCTACGGAATAACACATCTGGAGTCCGTGGTGTTAGTTGGGACAAAAATCGGCGAAAATGGGCTGCTACAATAGTATTTAAAGGCAAAACATACCATTTAGGAAGATACTATAATATAGAAGATGCAGCCACGGTTAGAAAAGAAGCAGAAAACGCTCTGTTTGGAGATTTTCTTAAATGGTTTCAAGAAGTGTATCCAGAACGATGGGAAAAATTCAATAAAAAGGCAAAAAAAGAAGAAACAGAGGATTAAACCCCTGCTTCTTCTTTTATATTCTTCAGATTTTCTTTTAACATCTTCACACACTCATTAAATCCGTCACGTTTACCGCATAGATACATATTGTGACCGCTGTAATCGTCCATAGATGGAATTAATGTACATAGAGTATATATGTCTTGCTTATTCATCTTTTCTCCTTTTCTAGCCGTTCGCAGGTCTTTACAAGTGCATTTACTTCTTTACATTTTTCAAGATACATCTTGTCCATTTCTTTTATGTCCTGCGGTGTCAATCCTGTTTCTTTATACTCAAGAAGTTCTTTCAATGCCGTTACTGTCACTTTGTCCAATGGAGTTTCTGCAACGGCTTCATGGGAATGCAGTGCGTTTTTGATAATGTTAATATCTAAGTTTACTCCTGTTGGTTGATAATATTCAGCACTTCTTTTTAAGATGTCATACATAGAAACTTCTAATGCTATTGCAAGCTTTTCTATTGTTTGTAATTTTGGGGCGGTTTTATTATTTTCAAATTGATTTATTGCAGATTGTGAAATCCCTAATTTATTACCTAGTTCTTTCTGTGTCATTCCTTTTAATTTCCTTATTTCTCGGATATTTTCGCCTATATCAATCATTTTCTTCCCCTCCTGTTCCTGTTTAAAGCATTCCGTTTCATAAATTTTTCTTTTGATAACGACTTATAATAAGGATTTTTCTTTTTGATAACGTTCTTCTCTTCCTCGTTTTTTGCTTGAAACTCTTTGTAACCATCACATCTAGTGTGGCAATCCCAACTCCTGCCGGTTGCTTCTGTGCATCCCATACAAGCACATTTCATATAATCACTCCTAAAACTTGATCTCGATTCCTGTTTCATTCTTAATCATGGATTGCAGGTCCTGCACAGTGACAAGACCTTTTTCGTAACATTCCTTTAGTTCGTTCATTTTATCAATCCATTTCCCAAGTCTGGCACTACCAAATCCAAATTGGTCGTGTAGTGCCATCGTGCCCAATAAAAGAAATGCTGTGTAACTGCTATGTATTAGTTTATCTGCATCCCTGCGATTCTTAACCCTACGTTGTTGTGCGGGTAACTGTCTGTTGTTAAAGAAATTGCTTCCCATTATAACACCGCCTTTTCTTGTCTGATAAAATATATATCTTGCTTGTGTTTCCAACAATTCAGCATCATTTTGAGTTCTTCCATTGCTTTTTTCTTTGTTTCATAATATGCAATAGCGACTTTTTCTTGGTCCGTAGCCATAATGCAATATAAACCATATTTTTCTTTTTTCTCTATTATTTCTTTTCCAATAAACATGCAATCTACATATTCAACATTAATAACCATCTGTTGGCTTTGTGTAAGCACTAACATTTATAACACTCCTTTATAGCTTGATAACCCTTTGTCCTCTGTCATATTGGCTAAGTATCTTGTCTAATGCATCTTCTGCTTTTTTATGTGTTTTGAATGATTGTATTGTGTAAATATATCCATTCATTAGCTCACATTCTACATTTTCTTCGTTTGCCCGAATTTCAAGAACATTATCAAGATTCAGAATCTCTCTATCTTTTGTCATTATTAACATGTAAGTCCTCACTTTCTCCCCAGTCTAATTTATTTCCACACTCGCAAACTTCTGTCCATTCCGCTACATAGCTTTTACATTTAGGACATCTGTATAACGCCACATCCTGCTTTTTTAAGTTCTTATGTCGTTCTCTTATCGGCAGGCTGTTAAATACAGCACCGATGTGTTCATAATCTTCTAATGTAATTGTGATCGTATCTCTTGCTTTAGCGGACTGGCATAAACCACTGCCTACCAGTCCTAAGAAAACACCTATGATAACAAGTAAGACTTTTAATATCATTCTTCCATCTCCACTTCTTTATAGATATTCACTACGGTATCACTGACAACATTATCTTTTGTTAATTCAACCTTGTATCCTTTATCTGTAATGCTTTTCACAAACTCTTTAAGTGGTAACACATCTTTCATTGCATCTGGATAATATATTTTTGTTGCTTTTTTTAAAACTTTTACCTGCTCCATTTTCTTTTCCTCCAATTCACACTCATTTTGTGATTCTACATCTGTGTTTTTTTCTTTAATGTAACTCACATAATCTTCCATTTCTTCATCAATCATATCAGGAAAATCCTTTTTACTTTCACATGCATGACGAAGTTTACATGAAACACATATATTTTTGTTGCAGTAATCTTCTAACACATCTATCATCTGTTCTCTTGTCATTCCTTAACCTCCACTTTGATTCCATACAAAAATTCATAGTATTCTTGTAATCCCTCGTTACTTAACCATTCAAACGGCATCCTTTTTACACATTTTTTATAACATTTGCATTCTTTGCATGGTGTGCCAACAGGGTCGCAGTAAGCAACTATAGCTTTTTCCACTTCACTTCTTGTCATTTTTTTAGGTTCATATCGTTCCATAGTAATCTTTATATCAACTTCTCCAACGATACGTCCTGCTTTTTCGTCTTTTATATATGCCTTTTCTCTGTCGAAACTTACGCTTAATTGCATAGCAGGAATATTTGACTCTTTTATGCAATTATATAAGTGGCTTTGAAATCTCTGTGTTATTATTTCATTTATTGTTATTGTTTCATTTTTAGTCATTCTCCCACCTCTAAATCTTTCGCAAGCTTGAATCCTGTTCTACCAACGTTTCTAAGATTTTCTTTAATAAGTGCATTGCTTGGTGTCCTGTTTTTCTCATACCAGTTCCAGTCGTTATCTTCTCTCATTTTTATTTTCATTTCATATCTTTTTTTATAGTTGATTTCTTCTTTTGCCATCTCTAGGCAAGCAATCATGTAATCTATTTGTTTGATAACGTCCATACTCTTTCTCCTTTACTTCATCATGCTTCTGTATGGCTCAAAGAAATCTTCTTTTCTTAACTCCATTTCACATTTAAGACAAATGAATTTGCTTTGTATTTTCATATCTGAATTTATTTGTATATACTCTCTTCCAACGTCTTCATTGAATAACAAACTATTACAATATTTGCATCTTGCTACTGGCATTATTCTCTCCTTTCAATCGGCACGATCTTACCTTTCTCATACCTGCAATATCTACCGTCTTTGCTAATGTATGGAGACATAAATCCTGTGCTTGTTCTGCCTGCTCCATCTTTAAAATACCAATAAACAATCCTTGTCGAGTTGTCATAAGATAAGATGTTGTTAATATCAACTAACGCTGCACTCTGCTGTGTATCACTTTCATCCTTATATGTATTACTTTCTTTCTCCTCGCAACCTACCAACATGCAACTCATTATTGCTATCGAAAACACAATAAATAATATTTTTTTCATAATTTTTACCCCACATCCTTGATATTAAGTTCTGCTGTCGCAGGTATAAATCTCATATATCCTGCATCTCTTATAATCTCGTTTTCTGTTAAATCCACGATTTGTTTCTTTTCTTTTTCTGATTTAACTACAAGATAATAATGTTCATCTCTCACACCCATACACACCTCTCCAATTTTGAAGTGACTTAATGTGTATGTTTTAATACTTGGTTGTTTTGCATTAATTTTCATCTTCTACCTCCAAAATAAAGCCACCATTTGATCACGTTATAATCAATTTCATCTTCTTCTAGTTTTGTAATTTTACGATTATTTTTCTCGTATGTTTCTACCTGCTTCTTAACTAACTCGTTACTTCTAAGTTCTGGATAAGTAGCAATTAAGGTTATTCCATCTCCTGCCTTAAATTCTTTGTATGTATCCTTCTCATGGTCCATATAATTTTTAACGACTGTATCTATTTTTCTTTCTAGCTGTTGATTTTGAGTTTTATATACCTCTATTTTTTTATCAACTCCTTGATATTCAAACACTCCAAATATTGCAATAATATATATAAATGCCAATGCTGCTGTCGCAACCAATCCACCAGTTACCAATTTATTTATTGCATCATTTATATCTGGCACTGTATTAGCTAATTTAATTGCCATTCCATACCAAATTACTGTAACCGCTATAATTATTACCAATAGCATTATTCCTCTCCCTAACTTTCTACCCCAAAGATGTACTTGAGTATTTTTTCTTTTCCTACTGCTTCGATTGCGTCAAATACAAGTTGTTTTGATGTAAACTGCACCCCTCCCTGTGGTTTACAAACGCTCCACACATCATAATCAAGTTTTCCATCATCTTCATTGTTATATAAAAGGTAAAAACTATCACTGCGTATCGGACCATTGTGTTCCTTTGCATACCGTTCAAGTTCAACTTCTACTTTTCTTTTCTCTCTTGCAAATTCCGCTTCTTTTTTTGTGAAAAAGATGTTTCCTAATTCCCACATATCAAGAGCGTATTCATCGTTAATCCATGTCCTTTTTCTGATTCTTCCAATATAATCAATGTAATAAACCGTATCCCCATACTGTGGTTTCTTTACCTTTGCATCCTGTTTCTTGTCTGGTTCTTTCCAATTCATCTTCTCAACAAGTCTGTAAAACTCTTTTTCCTCTGCTTCTGTTAGATTTTTAATTCCCATATTTAATCCTCCTTATTTGTTAAATAATCTTCTATGGCTTGATCTAAAAATCTACTACTGATAAACCAACAATCAATGTATGTTGTTTTATTTTGTTTGTTATATATCAATAGACTTTTGTTTTTAACATTTTTCAATGTTATTCTCATCATGAGTGTATCTGTATTATTGCTTAACTCATCAACTCCTAAAACCGTGTTTTGTGTAAGTTGATTTAGCTGACTTGTAATACGCTGTAAACACGTTTCTTTGCAAATTACTTTATTCCATGTTGGTTTCAAACATCTAATAGTTGTCTGCATATCATTTCTTTCATTAGTGCTTGTCAAAATAAAGCAATCATCTAATTCTTTTATTTCTTCTCCACTTATAATTGCTTTTGTTTCTATGTTATAAATTTGCATTTTAACTCCTTTTATATTCCAGATATTTTTTTAATGCCGTTTCAAGATCATGGTCTTTTATACGCCATCCATCAATGTAAATTGCATTTGTTAACGCATTATATTTCAAACCACTTCTTGTTGTAGTTGTTCTTAATTCAATTCTAAAAATAAGTATATTGCAATCTTTTGAAGTACGACCAATTTTTTCAACGTCTACAATATCTTTTTCTGCAACACTGTTGAGGCACTTTACAATATTTTTTAAAAGTTCTTCTTCGCCCTCTATTTCTTCCCATCTTGGTTTAAAATAATTTGTAATTGTTTTTTCATCTTGCCCAATCTCAACTAGTTGAAAATAATCTTCCCATTCTTGCAATTTATCTGACTCAATAACCTGTTTTGTTTCTATATTATAAATTTTCATTTCTTTCTCCTTTACTGTCCATTCTCTCCCCTGCCGTTAATAGCAGGGGAAATCATGACTTATACAATAGCGAGCTATATTGTACTTATGCGTTGCGAGGATTCTTATTTAATTGTTCGTGTGGTATACAAAAATCCCGCTGTGCAACAAGCCTTTTCTGGCTTGAGTCTCTGCCTAATAAGATGAAAAATGAAAAAATCTGAAAATACAAAAACATTATTTATAGTTTCGTTAGGCAGAGAATCAAACCAGAAAAGAGGCTATTTAGTTACTAAACTTCTGTAAATTCTCCATCAATTAATTTGTACATCGTGTCTTCTTTGATTCTCTCTCCGTCCACATACTCTGTCTTTACACATTTAGGAACATACCTATCTTTCTCATAGCTGTATTTCCACTCAGCAAGAGTAATCCAACTTCCTTTTTTAGCACTTACGCAACTATCATCTCCTGCACAGCAAATAATGCTGTCGTATCCTGTGCTTTTAATCTGTGCGGAGTCCCCAGAGCTACCAATCTTTGCGGAGTATCCAGAGCTACCAATCTGTGCGGAGTTCCCAGAGCTACCAATCTTTGCGGAGTTCCCAGAGCTACCAATCTTTGCGGAGTTCCCAGAGCTACCAATCTTTGCGGAGTCCCCAGAGCTACCAATCTGTGCGTAGTCCCCAGAGCTACCAATCTTTGCGGAGTATCCAGAGCTACCAATCTGTGCGGAGTTCCCAGAGTCTGGTTTTTCTGACTGTGTTTTCTCAATCACAAAATCAACGCAAGTTTTAACAAATCCTGCGAAAGAAAACTTTGCTCCAACCTTAAGCTTTGTTGTGCAATATTTGATATCATCGTCTGTTTTTACCTCTGCATCGTCTGGTGCTTCTACTCTTGCAAAATCCGAAAATTCTCCATTCTCGTCTACCAGATCATAAAAATTAAGCACATCGAACGGATTCTTACAGAAGTGCATACCTCTGTGACATGGAACTGCTCTTTCTTCCTCAAAAGTTTCATTCTCTTTGTACTGCTTTCCTTTACAAATTAATCCTTTATTAAATGCTTTATAACCTTTCATTTCTTTGATCTCCTTTTCTTATTTCCAATAAACTGCACTGGATGTAACATGAATACCTCTAGGTTTTCTTTTGTTGCGTTGCTGTTCTGCTTCAATTTCTTTTCTTACTTCATTCCCAAATTTTTCTGTCCAGAACGTAATTAGATACTCTGGAATCTTAAACATTTGTGAGCAAGATTTTGACGTATTGTTTTTTGTCAGTCTTGTCTTTACTACCATTTTTATGTATTCACGAGAATATGGGGCGTTTTCTTCTTTGTCTTCATCTAAATTCTGTTTTTTCCATTTAAAGAGGGTGGATGAATCAATACCGTATTCTTTCGCAACGCTCTTTACCTCATGTCTTGCGTTACTTTCCGCAACAACTTTTCTTTTAAATTCTGTTGTAAATTTCTTATACCCCATCTTCTTACACCACCTTTCTGTAGATTGCTACATTTCTGCCTGTCAAACTGTCATGACGTTTACCGCATACCTCAATACGTCCGTCCTGCACTAACTCCGTTAGCCGTGGTTGTACCTGCTGCCTTGTCGGTTCTAAGACTTTTTTATGCTTATACAATACCGTTGCGATCTCTCGTGCTGTCATAGCTTCGTATTCAAGCTGTTCAAGAATTAAGATATGTATTGCTTCTTTATTAATCTTTTTGTAGGATTCTCTTCTAGTCTGCTTGGTAATTGAATGGCTTCTAAGTGCTGTTTCATTACCAAAAAAACTCATTTGATACATTTTCCATCACTCCTTTTTCCTTACTCTAATTGCTTATGTAGTAACTGCATTTCTAAATCATCAAAGTCATAGTCTCTTTCGCAAGATAAGACACTTGCAGGATTCCGCTGTGGCTTCGGTTCTTGTGGTTTCTCGTAGTTCTCGTCAAGGTAATCCACGTAACCGCTGTTAAAGAATGTCGAGCCGTTCTGTGGTTTTCTCCAACTACTGTCCTTAGATAAATCATCCAGATACCTTTTCAAAGCTCTTTCTATTTTTTCTTCTCCTATCTCATACAGAGTCTTTTTCTTTGTGTCGGATACCTGTCCTTTACCACGTTTATTCGGATACTGTTTCCAGAGTCTTTCAAAACATTCATTGATTGCTTTTTTGTTCGACTTTTCACAAGTTTCCTTTGACTTCTCGCAAGTTTCCTTTGCATCTTCTTCTGGTTGTTCCATTTTTCGTTCCACTGGTTGTTCCATTTTTGTTCCATTTTCAACTGCCGTGTTTTCCTCGGTAGTTACTTTTACAACTTGTCCACAATCTATGTAGGTTTGATACCCATTTACTGTGTATATCGTGTATTTATTTGTGCTTTTTGTGGATATGTACCCTGTGTCCTTTAGCTTCTTAAGAGCAGTTCTGACTTGGTCTACTGTTAGCCCTGTTTCTGCGGATATTCTTGCACGACTTGAAACAAATTGTCCTGCCTTTATCTCTTTTCCGCAGTACCGCTTGTCCTCTAAATTTGTATGCAGTAGGCAATGATAAAACAATCTAAATACATTTGTGTTTTCATACCATTCCCAGTCTGTATTTATATTTATGTTCATTCACTGCCCTCCTGCATTTATTCCATCTTCATCTATGTAATTAATTTTTGTCTCACTTTTTCGGCATACTTTTCAATGTCGAACTCTCCATTTTCGTAAATCGTAATCTCTATTCGTGGATTCTTTGCATCGACCTTTATCCAGTTAACGATACCCTCTACCTGTTTCTGACCATCGTTTGGGAACACTCCTGCTTCTACCAAGCTATCTAATATGTACTTAATAGCCGAAAAGACATTGTCTGGATCACGTCTTTTATTCTTTTCATACCACTTAATTTCCAGAATCACTGGGAATTTTATGTGCTTTTTCTTTAGCCATTGTGGTATGTATGCCTTGCAAATTTTTTGATTGTTTTTTTTGCATCTGGCACCTTTGTAGGGATTGGTCCTGTTTGCATAAATAAAAGTGTTAAGTCCGTCCAGTCTGCCTTGAATCGTATATGTTACAGCCATGACTTGCCAAACTCCTTTCTGAACTCTTCCCTGCTACCGATATTCTCTTCATAATATGTTTGAGCCATCGTCTTAAGCTTTCTATCTATGTCTCCATTTTTTCTGTTAAAATGTACACCGTTCGGATGAAAGTCTGGTCTTAGTGGTACGACAAATCCATATTTTTCACTTTTCTTCCTATTAGAACCACCGAAAATATGATGTCTTTCCACTATGTAAGAACCTGTGTAAATGCAACAGTCCATATTTTCTGTAAATACACTAGTTAGCTTTTTCAAGTTCTATTCCCCACCTTTCTGACATTTCTCTTATAGCCTGTGGTGTTTCAGTTTCTATATCAAGTTCTTTTGCTTCTTGAACTGTCCCAGTAATGAGGTCTGACATTTCTTTCGTGTTATATGTATGACTTCCTCTCATCATCAAATTAACTCTAAGAACTTCTCCATTTTCATCGACAATAAGTTTCGGTGTTGGTTGTAAATGATGTTCTTCTATTGTGTATACATCTAAATCTTGATCTAACGCTATTTCAACAAGTCTCCCACCTAAATACTCATATTGACCATACTCTGCAATCATTTTATTTTTTATATACATCATGTTAACTTTTAAAACTTTGGCTATTTCACTTACTAATTTATGAAAGTAAGAATTAGCATTTAACGATCTTTTCTTTCTGTACTGAGTCAGTTTCAAGTTACATTTTTTATCTCTTAATCGGTAATATTCCCCTCTTATGTCTTTTTCGCATAAAACGGAAAGAACCTGTTTACCACTTTTAAAATCAATTGATATATTACTTATCGTTACTTCTGTCTCCATTCTTTTCTTCCTCTGTTCTGCCATCATAGATGAATACTCTTTTATGTGTTGTATCGTTAACGATTGACAATCCTACAATTTTTTTGTTCTCGATTACAATTTTTTCAACCTTGAACCTGTCATTTGTTGTAGGTTTTCCGTTTCTTCCCTGCTGAATATTGACGTATTTATTCGGAATCCAGATAAAAGGTGCTGTGTACAGTTCTCGTCCGATTCCAAGATTGAAACAAGCTCTCTTGAATGCATCCGAAGCCTGTCCTTTTTCTTTTTCTGTGTAGGATTCTTTTCCTACATCCTGTTTAGAAATCCACTCTTTCTTTTCTTCGTCCCATACTTCTACGGTGCAGAAAAGATTTCCGTTAATCACTTCGTGATGTCTTTTCCAGTTTGTAATACCAATTGCTTCATCAAGGATATTCATGTCACATCGTGCATCTTTATATAGTAAGATTGACACTCCGTTATCTTTTACGATTGCAACTCTGCAATCAATTTCATCTGCTCTTAAATCTCTGAATTTTTCCATCTTCCAACACTCCTATCTAATTCTTAAACTCTCTGTCTGTACCAGTCTCATATTTTCATTTGCTTCAATAACTCCTGCTTTCAAGTCCTTAAGAAGCTGTTTCTTGTCAACTTTGTCTGGCTGTGGAATTAAATATTTTTTTGGTAATAATTCCTCAACCTCTACTTTTACGCTTGGTGCGTTCTTCTGGATGTTAAAGCTAAACAGCTTTGTTTTAAATTTCTTCTTATCTACTTCTAACATCATTGTTTCAAGGTACTTTTTCAGATTATCTGCACTGTTTCTCAATGCCTTTTCTCTGTCTGCTAATCTGTCTTTCTCTGCTTTTACCGCATCCGCATCAGCAATCAGCGTTCTAATCATCTTTGCTGTAGAATCAGCCTTTTCCTCAAACTCAAATTCGATTCCATCTATAGTGTCTTTAATATCATCAAGGGATAACCCTTGCTCATCTGCCATTAAAAGCAGTTCGTTAAATTCGTTTTTAATCTCATATAATTTAGCCATGTTTTACCTCTCATTCTTCAATACATTCTTTAATATTTCCCTGCTCGTCGCATTCTTTGTCACTGCATACATCGTCAAAAAATGCTTCTCTAAGTTTTAAGAGTTCATCCATATTGTTTTCCAGTACATCCCACATATAGTCGATGAACCACTCTCTATCTTCTTCATTTCCTTTTATTCTCTTTTGGATATAATCGTCTGCATCTTCCATTGGGATTACTTCGCCATATTCGTTTGTGTATCCTGTTACGATCATTCCTGCTCACTCCCTGCTTCTTTCAGAATCTCTTCTACATCAAATTCCTTTTCCTGTGGCTCTTCTTCCTGCATTTTTTCTTCTAACATTTTAATCAGTAGTCCAGTGCTTGCAATGCATGCAAAATTTTCCATAAATACCAGTGGTTCTGGATTGTCAGAAAATCTATCATTTAAAACCGAACCCGAAACAGTAGCTAATTCATCTTTACTGTACGTCCAATTTTCTCCACAAAAGATATTTCTTATTACCTTTTCAAAGTAGTCTGTCAACATTGTTGCTAACTCTTTGTCAGCTTCTGCGTTTTTTTCCTCTGTTACATTCTCTTGTCGTGTGTTGTTGATTCCATCAACGATAATATTTTTAACCGCATCCTTAAACTCTTTTTTTGTAATAATCATTGTCACATTCTCCTTTTCCTGCTATACTGTTGTTATGCATTTTTTGTTAAGCACTTTAGACCTGCATGTCTGGGTGCTTTTTTTCATTTCCATCCATCACGCTCTTGTGCGATTAATGCCAGTCCTGCGGCTACGCAAGTACCCATAAACCAGAATGGCATTAAATCTAATCCGCAGACTAACAGTCCACACCCCATCATGAATGCTCCCATTTTCATTTAAAACCCTCCTCTCTGCATTGCTTGGTTCTCATTTGCTAGCTTTCTTACTCTCCATTTTTCAAATCTTTCTGTATCGAAAAATATAGGAGAATTGGACTTAGGACCTTTTTGTGCAAAGTCTTGTCCACGTTCCCGATAAGCTTCATCCAGAAACGATCTCGGGAACCCCATCTTAACAAGTTCTCCCATCTTCATGACTGCTTTCGGGTATTCCATCTTTACTCCTTTCTCTTACTTTCCTGCTACTGTATCAATGTACTGTCTAATCTTTTCCATCGAATTAAGCTTTCTTCCGTTAACTCTAACGACTGCGTCAGCCTTTTCTGCCATCGCTCTGGCTGTTGGTTTGCCAACTCCTAACACACAGCACAGCTCTTCATCCGTGACTAACAATCTTTTTTTCAAAACATCTATGTCATTACTTGTATACTTTACTTTTTCCAACTTTGCCTCACTTTCTCCGCTTCTTCCTGCGGTAGTATCCTCTTTTCTTCATTCCTGCCTGTCTGAACGCTACTTTCTTGTATTTTCCGTTCTTCTTGGCTTTAATTCTTTGTCCCATTCTTTAAGTCTCCATCAATGTCGGTGTGATAGTTGTTAACTCCACTTCCGTCCTGCTGAACGTATTCATATGAGTTGAACACATATATCCACACTGTATTTGTCGCTACCAATGCAATGAATGTAATTAACCAGATTGCAAACCATCTTTTTGCTGTCCGTTTACTTTGCTCAATTACCTCTGTTGCAAAGTATTCTTCTAAGTCTTTCCACTGCTTTGTTTTATCTTCCATTCCGCACCTCTTTCTTGCGGTGTTAAAAAAATTGTGTTATAATTTTCTTACCGCTAAGCTATGGTTAGTGGTTACATTCGCCCTGTGTGGTAGTTCCATTACCGCATGGGGCATTTTTATTTCTTTCGTGCTTCTCTTCTCTTTTTACTTCTGTAGTTGTCGATTAATACAGCTGTGATTTCAAGTGCAATTACTCCTACAGCTCCTACAAATATTCCTAATTGAAATGGTGGAATATACATTTCTGCACTCCTTTCTGTGTTATAATCTCCTTAGGAGGTATACTATGTCTAAAAATCCTTTACCGCATCTTGATAAACCAGATGAAGAAACCATTGATAAAATGAAATCTTCCGACTATTCCAAAAATCAAAAGATTCAAGATGCTATTAATTCATCCATTTCCGCTGACAGCAAAAGGAAATATCAGCAGAAATTTAATTGGTTTTCTAAACATTGGTTAGAGTTGCTATCTGTCTTAATTGCTTTAATAGCTCTTATCGTCAGTCTATTTAAGTAGCAATCTCGCAATCGCAAGTACCAATGCTGTACAAGAAAGCACAAAAGATATTCTTGTAATCAATGGGTACTCTGACCATGCTCTCATTTTTTTATGAGAATATCTTTTCTTCACTACTCACTCTCCTCTAAAAAATAATCTACTGTTACCCCAAAGTAATCAGCTAATGCCTTTAACTTTTTGATGCCCGGTTTACTTCTTCCTGTTTTCCAATCCGTAAACGTAGACCTTACAATTCCTGTATCTTCTGACACTCTGTAATCTGTCAGATTCCTTTTGTCCCTTAACGCACAATATTTTTTATACATATTTACTCCTTTCCGAACGTTTCTATTGATTTTAGTTCGGAAATCAGTTATAATATGAAATGTAAAGAAAAATCATAACAAGAACTTACCAATGGCTGTTCTTTTTTCCGAACTTATGGTTATATTATAATTCGGATTCTAGAACTTGTCAATAGTTTTTGTACGGATTTTGGAACTTTTTTTAAAAAGGCGGTGCTTTATGTACGAAATTTATCAAAAACTGCGTGACGAAAGAGGTCTGAAAGATTCTGATGTAGCAAGAGAAGCTAGCGTTTCTAAGTCAACTTTTTCTGATTGGAAAGTTGGTAGAAGTAAACCGGGCATCAAAAAGTTACAGAAGATTGCCGATTTTTTCGGTGTAACAGTTGATTATCTCATGACAGGAAAGGAGGAGGATAAAAAAGAAAAAGATAACAGTGTAATAGACATCAAAGACGAACTAGAGAGAATGAGAGATTTACTTAAAAACAGGACTAGACACCCTATCTACTACGATGGGGAAAAACTTGACGATGAATCGCTTGACGCGATATTAGCTCAGTATGAAATGTCACTTATATATCTTAAACAGAAAAATAAGTGAAGAAAGGATATGAATGTATGAATCATAATCAAATTAAATCTATTGTATACAATTTGATTAAAAAATACGAAACCAGAAACCCCGTTAGGCTTGCAAAAGAATTAGACATAATCATCCAGATCGGGGACTTAAAAAAAATATCTGGTTGCTATTTAAAGATTCACGAAAGAGATTTTATTTACATAAACGAAAAATTATTAGACAACGAAAAAAAGTATTACGAGGTCTTAGCTCATGAGTTAGGTCATGCGGTCCTGCACAAAGAAGATTTTTATTTCTTCTCTTTCGGCAAAAACTGTTATGAGAACTCTATCGAACAAGAAGCACAGACATTTGCTTCTGAACTTTTGATACCAGACGAAGTGATACTTGAACACAAAGATTATACAAAAGAGCAACTTGCAATGCTGACAGGATACACCCCTCAGCTAATTGCATTTAAACAGCTCTAATTTTTTTCTTTTTTTGTTTTATTTTTTTCTTTTTAATTAAATATAAATATTAATTATTATAATACTATATAGGTTATATATAACTATAGTCTTTAGATACTATATATTTATATAAAAGAAAATAAAAATACACCATAAAACGTGATTTGTCAACCATAAAATAAAATATTTTTTGCATAGTGCTGAAAACCGCATAAATACGTGGTTTTTGAGATTTTCAGAAGTAAAAAACATACCTTGATGGTGTTTTGATGGGGATTTGTTGGGGATTTGTTGGGGATTCTACTATGTAAAAAGTCCTACAAACCGCATAAAACCGTGGTTTCTTGATGGGGATTTGATGGGGATTTTGGTTGGTATGTTGCCTGTTATACATTATAAAAGGAGGGATTTTACATGGCACTAATAACTTGTACAGAATGTGGAAAAGAGTTCTCTGAAAAAGCTCCTGCGTGTCCAAACTGTGGATGTCCAACAGAGGAAATCTTAAAAGAATTAGCTACTGTTTCTACTGCTGATAATGAAGTTCCGCAGTATGAAATTGATGAAAAAACGATTGAGATTGCTATAGAAAAAGGTATTGTTAATGAACCTAGTGATTTAATTATCACAGCAGGTAAATATACAGATAGTGGTTTTCTTTCTACACTAACACATATACTTTATGTAGTAAAAGACAGCTTCTATTTATGCCGTTTTGATAAGGCGGAAGAGAATCCAAAAGAAGATATTATTGTCAAACTTGATTATACAAATGATGCTATTAATCAGTTAACTTATGATTATGAAATGCGTAAATTTAACGGTAATTTTGGTTTTAATGCAAGCAAAATCAAAGCGGATAAAGACAGGTCTAGGGATGCTTACTATGAGATTTTGAAAAAGGTAGACAGCAAAAAAGCCGAAGATTTTTATAAGATTTTTTATCTGGATGCACCATACTGTCCTAAGTGTCACAGCTTGAATATAGGATATGAGTTTGTGCAGGACTCAGCTAAAACAAAGGGAAAATCTGAGGTCCGTAAAAAGAGTATTGTGACTCGTACAGGTAACAGTCTGGGACGTGCCGGTATGATCGCAGCGACTGGCGGTCTGTGGGCATTAACACCTAAAAAGTCTAAATACAAAGAAAAGAAATCATCTAAGACAGATATTAACAGTAAACAAATGGCAATTTGCCAAGACTGCGGTAAATCTTGGGAAGTTAAATAACAATAAAAAAGGACCGTACCACGCCAAAATAGGTACAGTCCTAAGCACTATCTAATATAAATACAAGGTAGTTATCATACAAGATAGTACAGCCAAACACCTATATTGTATCATGACTACATCAGTTATGCAAGAACGCAAAAAAGCCACCGTGAACGCTTGATAAAAAACACGGTAGCTTCTTTGTGATAACATCGTTGGATTATAATATAAAATTTTAATATAGAAAGTTCATTTATATTGTATCATATCTATATTGTTTTGCAACAGCAAAAAAATCCACTCTTGCATGGCTGTTATTTTTGTACCAATTTTGTGATTTTGATTATTAAAAAAGGAGTGATACAATGGCAACAGCTAAATTTAAAAAAGGTAAAGACGGTTACTATTCTACTAACGTGTGGGATGGCACATACAAGGATAACGGTAAAAAGAAATATAAACACCTGCGGTCCAAGAAAAGCTCTAAGGATTTAGAAAGAATTGTAAAGGAGTTTGAGCAACTAAGGGACCAACGGCAGGCAATGATTGACTCTGATATACTATTTATTGATTATGCCAGACAATGGAAAGTCTTATATAAAGAATCTAACAGAGCTAACAATACTAATAAAATGTACGACAATGTAATTAACGTCCATTTTGACAGCATTAAATACATTAAGCTACAAGACGTACAGCGAAGCCACTTACAATTGATTCTGAACGGTGCTAAAGGCAAACCACGGACACAACAACAAATAGTCATGACATTTAAGCAGGTCCTGCACTCTGCTGTTTGTGATCGCATTTATTCCGCACAATCATTCGCAGATATATTTGACAACTTTGAATCTATAAGTTACAAAGCGAAAGAAAAACGCCCATTGACGCCAGACGAACAGAGAGCCGTTTTTAAGGCTTCTTTTAATGAAATGGATAAAATATATGTCTTTATAATTTACGGCTGTGGATTGCGGTGTGGAGAAGCCTTAGCACTAACAGAAGCAGACTTCAACCTAGAAGCACATACAGTATCTATCGAAAAATCACACGACATATCAGACAACATACCAAAGAAAAAAACAGTAAAAAACATACAGAACGGAGAAAGAACGTTACCGTTACCGGATAACGTATTCGATACAATCTCTAGTTACATAAAACAACTTAGAAAAGATGGCAGGAAATACTTATTCATAAATCGTGATTACAAGCCTATGACAAAATCTGGTTTCCGCAGAATGTGGGGTAGAATCATAAAAGCAATGCAGGCAGTAAGCGAAAGTCCTATTGAGGATTTAACAAGCCACATCTTCCGTCACAATTACTGCACAAACTTATGCTACCAGTTTCCTAAGATTAGCATAAAGATGATTGCAATGCTTGTAGGGGATTCTGAAAAGGTCGTTCTGGAAGTATACAATCACTTAATGCTAGAAAAAGAGGACAGTATATCCGCTGTAAACGATGCTTTAAATCTGGAACAAAAAATGGAACAACGCAAAGAAATTGCTTCATAAATTTTTCTGGAACAAAAGTGGAACATGGAACACGCATGGAACAAATACTTTCCTAAACTTTAGATACTTTCGATTACTTTTAAGGGTATGATTTTTAGACGGGTCATACCCTTAAAAACCGCATAAATACAAGAAAAGCACGGTATTTAGCCATTTAGCAACCGTGCTTTTTAAAGTGAGCGTGCGGGGATTCGAACCCCGGACAACTTGATTAAAAGTCAAGTGCTCTACCACCTGAGCTACACACCCATATATTATTATCTTTTAGCTAAAATGAGCAAAATAACAGGGTGGGTAATGGGATTCGAACCCACGGCCTCCAGAGCCACAATCTGGCGCGCTAACCAGCTGCGCTATACCCAC